TTCTCACGGGCCTTTTTTTAACCTCCCTGAAAAAGAGTGAACTTTAATTAGTTTACTCTTTTTTAGTTTTATTACTTGCAAGTTAAATTTAATTAGTATAGGTTTTAGTTAATGTCTTCTCATGGGACATGTTAAACTCCTTTTGGTTAGTGGTTGTTGAAAAAGGATCGGGCTTGGTAAACTCGGTCCTTTTTCTTTTTACGCGCCTCTGGCGCACCCTTAATAATCGGTTACAGATCTACCGATCTTGTGTTCTTTCTTTTTGGTTCAGTTTTAGTTGCTCTTAGTTGAGCGTAACGAAACATGGGTATGCGCAGCATGCTCTTATATACGCGCGCGCATGTACGCGCAAATAATATATATATAGACGTCACCAATCTGCGAATCACTAATAATTTCAAATAGTTATGAGCAATTTCTTACCACACTTTTTATGGGAAAATAGTCCTTGACTTACATGTTTTATATGGTATGCTGTGTTTATCCATAAAATAAGGGGATAAACTATGACACAGTTTGTAGAGGTTATTGGGGATGATGAAGAGGTTTATATTAGCCGGAAGGTTAAGCATAAAGTAGTAACACCATCTTATGATTGTATTGGAGGGAATATGCGTTACCAGACCAGAGTTAAGAATTACCCACATTTGTATAAGACCATTCAGGCTATGTCTAAGCAGGTAGCCTGGCTATGGTGGGAGTTGGTTGATTCAAGAGACCCTTACACTAATATTGCTGTTTACCGGCCAGAGGGTAAAGTTGCTATTAATCGGTTAAGCGTGGCCTACAAAGCCCTTGAGGGTTTGGGATTAGTTAGACGGATTAAACAGCAGCATTACTTGATTAACCCCCGGGCAGTTCTATCAGATTTCTCTACTTTTGATGATGTGCTTGAACAGTGGGAGAATAAAGGAGAATTAACCAATGAAAAATAAATATTATATAGTAAGACACCAACCCCCATTACCCGCAGGGAATACGGAGCAATGAGACCGGGCGAGCAAGCGTAGCGCAGCGAGAGTCCGGCGTAAATTGCGTAGTGTATTCCCAAGGGGTATAAATAAAAAATATTATTTTAAATAAACTAAACCAAAGGAATTTAATGATTGATAACCGTGAATTATTCCAGGATAAGAAGTGGGAAAGGAACTGCTTGTTTGCTGTGAAGCATAAGCGTTCTGGGGCCAGTGTTTACAAAGAAGACTCCAGCTGTGCATGCCATGCTTACGTTGAGTCTTTAGGTATGCTGTTAGTTTATATTTTTGGTTCAGAAGAAGAATGTATTGAGGCTGTTAAAAAACATAATAACGAATTAAAGATGAAAGACCTATTGCTGGATAAGGTAAATAAGCCCCAATATGCTAATTTTACTATAGATGCTTTTAAAATAGAGGGGAATTCTTTATGATAGCTGATGCTAAATATAAAAATACTTTGCCTTTTAGACGGTTGTTACAGCAATTTGGTTATTACAATTTTAAAGTTGATCAACGCTATAATTACCCAATGGATCGTATTGATTTTAAAGTTAAACTCCCAAAACGAAAGGATGGTTTTATTTTTAATACTTTAAAGGAATTAGAGATAGAATTAAAAGAGTTAAAAATAAAAAACTTGCTTTTAAGAAATGTTTGACTATACTTACCCTATACACTAACCCAAGGAGGAGGAAAGATGGAAGAATTTAAACAGTACAAAAGAAAAGGTTTATCTGAGATGCGTCCTTATGTAAAAGGAGAAGATTTAACAGATATTTCAGTAGCTGAAGTAGATGACCCTGAAAATGATATGGGTATGGTGGCCCGGAATCCACAGAATCATGCTGACCAGTGGTATGTGGCTCGTAAGTATTTTGAAGACAACCTTGAACCAGCTTAGGAGGAAAGATGGAAAAGTTTATTGGTACAAAAATTATTAAAGCAACACCCATGACTCTTGGTGATTACTGTGATTCACAGAGAATGGATGTTCCGGATGAACCATTAGCTGATGGCTATATGGTAGGTTATCCAAATGCTAAGGGTAAATTTGATGGACCCTTGGAAAGCGGTTGTCATTATATCTCATGGAGCCCAATGGATGTGTTTGAGGCAGCTTATAAATCACTTGAAGATTCTATGACCTTTGGAACAGCTATTGCAGCACTTAAAACTGGGCATAAGGTTGCCCGGGCAGGTTGGAATGGTAAAGATATGTGGTTGGTACTTATGACTGGAATGACTTTACCTCCTTTCTCAACACAAGGGACAGATAGAAAGGTTAATGATCGAACCGCAAAATGGATTGGTGAAGACACACCCCTTGTAACGCTTCCGTATATTGCAATGTGGACTGCTGATAAGAAATGGTTACCAGGCTGGTTAGCTTCACAGACTGATATGCTGGCTGATGATTGGATGATTATAAAATAGGATAAACCATGGACCCAATAACTGAAGAACAATTTAAAGCTGCACTACCGGTAACGGTTAAGAAATTAGTTAATCCTCAGATCATTGATGATATTAATGATATGCTGATGAATCCGGAGGCTTTGGAACATTTCCGAGAGAACCTGTTAAGCTATACCAATGTGATGACTGAAGGCCGGTTTAAGATGACCAGCTATATCAGTGCAGTGAAATATGTTAGTTTTAAGTTATTGGGTCATACAAATAAAGATGCTTACATCAAAACCTTTCCGGATAAGTATGTAGGCTTTCTGGCAGATGGTGTAGCTCAAAAGGATATTGCGAGTTACACCACTGCCTATAACAAGAGTAAATTAGTTAATCTTATTTTTGAACAGACACTAGTACCCTTTCATGTACTGAATGCCCCCGCGTACCAGGATGCTTTGAATACTCAGGTTGATCTGATGCACCACGCCAAGTCAGAGAAAGTAAGATCTGATGCAGCCAACAGTGTAATGGTTCATTTGAAACCCCCAGAATCCTCTAAACTGGAGTTAGATATTACAGTAAAACAGGATGACTCTATCAGGACTTTAAGAGAAACTACTCTCAAATTAGCTAAGCAACAGCAAGAGCTTATTCTTAATGGTTCACACTCAGTTAAGACCATTGCTGAGAGTACGTTGGTGAATGATGACTGATAAATTAAAAGATAACCCATCTTTAGAAAAATTACTTAATGAAGTTAATTATTCTTTTTTCAATGAGCATTATGTCCCGTCAGAAGAAGCACTGGCTTATATTACTTTTATTAAGTTAGTTAATGGTACTGAAGGTGAAGAAAATAAGTCACCTGTCTTCCATATGGATATGCTCGATAATATAAATGCTAATAATAATAATCTATTTGTGTCTTTCCGTGGCAGTGCCAAAACGACTGCTCTACATGAGTACATGTTTTTATATATTGCAGTATATGGTGAATTCTTTGATTTTGGTGAGGTGTCAGTGGCAATGTATATCAGTGACACCATTGATAACGGTATTAAGAGTATGCGTAAGAATTTAGAGTTCAGGTATAATAATTCTGAATTCTTAAAAACTTATATTCCTACTGCAAACTTTACTGATGTCCGATGGGAGTTTATTAATGCTGCCGGCCATAGATTTTGTGTCAGAGGGTTCGGGGCCAGTACCGGTGTGAGAGGATTTAAAGAATATGGGACCAGGCCATCCTGGGCAGGCTTTGACGATTTAATGAGTGATAAGAATGCTGAATCAGCTACTATTACCCGGGATATAAAGAATATTATATATAAAGCTGCTCGACAGGCTATGCATCCTGCTAAGCGTATGGTTATATGGACCGGTACCCCTTTTAATCAAAGAGACCCATTATATGAAGCTGCAGGCAGTAGTGGTTGGAATACCAGAGTATATCCGATCTGTGAAGAGTTTCCCTGTGCCAGAGAGGACTTTAAAGGCGCTTGGGAGGACAGGTTTACCTTTGACTTTGTACAGCAGGAGTATGATACTCTCTCAGAGAATGGTGAGATCAGTGCGTTTAACCAGGAGTTAATGTTGAGAATTATGTCTCAGGAAGACAGGTTAATCCAGGATTCAGATATTTGTTGGTATAAACATGAAATGATCTTAAATAATTTAGGGGCCTTTAATTATTATATTACTACTGATTTTGCCACCAGTAAGAAGAGTTCTAGTGATTTTTCTGTTATATCGGTGTGGGCCCTGAATAATAAAGGCTTTTGGTTTTGGATCGATGGCATTTGTAAAAAGCAGTTAATGAACCATAACATTGATGACTTATTTAGGTTGGCTCAGAAGTGGCAACCCCAGACAGTAGGTGTTGAGGTGAGTGGCCAGCAAGGTGGATTTATACCCTGGATCCAAAGTGAAATGATGGATCGTAATATTTATTTTATGCTCGCAACTGACAATAATAGTAACCAGCCGGGTATAAGACCTAACTCCCATAAAATGGTTAGATTTAATATTGTTGTTCCTTGGTTCAAGGCTAAAAAAATGTATCTTCCTTTAGAATTAAAAGACACCCCTCCAATGCAAGAGTGCATAAATGAGTTGCAATTAGTTTCTCCGAGCGGTATGAAGAGTAAACACGATGACTTTATAGATACTATTTCTATGTTGAGTAGTTTGACAGTATGGAGACCAAGTGATAATGTGATCATGCATAAAGACCAAAATAATGTTTATGAAAGTGAGAAGGAAGACAATGTATCAACAATTGATTCTTATGTAGTGTAAACTAAATATTTAACGTAGAGGGTACTCATGATTACCTTACAAGAGTTTTTTGACACTTTAGCCTCTGGAGAATTTTCTAATTTGGCTCTAGGCAATTCAGTGTTATCCACTATTACCGAAGAAAAATATCCCAAGATAGTTAGTAATGTAAATTTAGGTCTTATTGAGATTTATAAGCGCTTTACTCTTAAAGAAAAGAGAATTGATCTTTATGAACAGACTGGTATTACTCATTATTTAATTCGTTCAGATTACCTTAGCAGCACTGTAGCTGCTGTGTCCTCTAATGGTTATTTAATTGAAGATAGCGATGATCCCTTTGAAGATGATATAATTAAGATTACTGAAGTTATTGATGCTGATGATGATCCAATCCATCTTAATGATAAACGTTTTCCGGATCTGGGGGTGTTCACTCAAGCATTTGATACTATAAGACTTACGCCTCAAGATCCTTTAAGAGTTCTGACTTTAATCTATTTGGCCAGTTATCCCAAAATTGTAGTAGAAGATGACTTTAATCCAGAAGAAGTAGAATTATTCTTTCCTAGTTGGATACTAGAGCCCCTATTGCTTTATGTTGCTGCCCGGGTGTTTCAGGGAAAGGCTTCTAAGGCTGCTGAAGGTGAGCGAAGTCTTTATACTACTTTTATGTACCAATATGAAAATTCATGTAAAAAAATAGAGTTACTTGGTTTGGCTGATAAGACTGAGGAATCTTCCGAAAAATTTGAAAGTAATGGGTGGACTTAATTATGGTACCTGGTAATTACGATATTACAATTTACAGAGGTGGTACATTTTCAGTAGGTATTAATGCTGAGAATGCTGCAGGAATAGCAATTGATTTTAGTACTTACGATTCGGTACGTATGCAGATCAGACCTGCTTGGATTAAAAAACATGGTAATAGTCCAATGGTACCACTGTTAGAGTTGACAACTGATAATGGTGGTATTGAAGTAGTAACCACTACTCTTACTATGTTTATTTCTGCAGCTGACACGGCTGCATTAACTTTTAATGAAGGCCGTTATGACCTGGAACTAGTTACTGATGCTCTTGTCGGACCTCCGGTAGTTGCTGAAGTGGTTGACAAGATTCTTGTTGGCTTAGTAAAGGTTACTGGCGAAATAACATTATGAGCGATACAGCTGTTGTAAACGTAGTCCCAACAGTAGTAACCGTTACAGTGAATAGTAATCAACCCACTGTAACTATTACTGATAGTTCTATTGCTGCAATAACTGTTACAGATAATTCTACCTCTCAAGTCACAGTTATAGGCAATGTAACCCCTCAGATTACTGTTACCGGCGCAACACCGGTTACTGTTCTTGGTGATGAAAAACCCATTGTTACAGTAAGTGTTGGTGGTCCAATTGGTCCTACTGGTCCTACAGGCAATACCGGAGCAACAGGCGCCACTGGAGCTACTGGAGCTACTGGTGCTGGGGGTGTGTATACTACCAATCAATTAGTAGCATTATTAGGAAATAACTTAACAGCAGCTCAGATGACTGCTAGCCTTGAGACTGATCTAAACAAATTAGCTGCTCTATGGACAACCATTGGTACTGATTTATTATTAACCTACCCACAAGGGGTTTCTTTAGTAGATACTTCAGTAATACAGACTAATGCTCTAATTGCCAGTACTGCTGTTGATATTAAAGCTGATACTGCTGGCAAGTTAGAAGTAAGAGCTTCTAGTATTGAGCAAACAGCATCACAAATTAGTCAGAGTGTTATTGATTTACAAATAAGTGCAGCTGGAGATCTGGCTGTGCAAACATCTCGGATAGATCAAACAGCTGCAGATATTTTATTATTAGTAAGTGATGTAAGTCAAATCAATGGACCAGCTGGTGATATTGTTGCACTGCAGTCTTCTATCGATATTAATGCTGCTGGTATTGTTTTAGAGGCTTCAGAGAGAATTACTACTAATGCTGGAATGCTTTTAAACCAAGCTAATCTTACTATTCAAGGAGATCTTATTGATCTACAAGTAATTGCAACTGATAGTGTTACAGGTCGAGTAAATATTGCAGAAACTACAATTTCAGCTAATCAAATTCTTTCCCAAGTCAACAGCACGAAACTTGGTGCAACAAAATATTCTTTAGAGGCCACCCAAACTTTATTGGCTAATCAATTTGCAGTAAACATTGTTGAAGATGGTAATGGTAAATCTTATGCAACCGGTTTTCAGTTATTACTTAATCCTATTTGGCTCAGTGGCGAAGACTACCCATTAGAAATTAAAGTTGTTTATGGTAATGTAGTTTATCTTTGTATTTTGGCTCATACGTCTGCTGCAGGCAATGCTCCTGGTGTAGACCCGGCTTATTGGACAGCTCAACCAGATGATACTAAATCAGAATTTATTGTTAACGCTGACACTTTTAAAGTGTTAACCAGTACTTCGGCTGATCCTGTATTTTCAGTAGCTGGTGATGTTATTAGTTTAAATTCTACTTATGTAAATATCCCCACAACTTTAATTGTTGGTTCAATTGGTGCAGATCCTGCATCTGTTAAGTCAGCTTTAAGTTTAGCTGCTATGGCTTATTTATCTTCTGTTGGTTTTAGCAACCTAGATGGCACTATTATTTCAGGAACTAAAATTCAAACAAGTTTAATAAATACTGGAGCAATAACTGTTGGGGAATTAAATGGCGGTGCTGCAGTTCTTGCTGATGCTGCAAATGGGGTACTTGGCTACAATTCAACGGTACTCTGGAAATATCCAGGACAAACCTTTATTGATGGCGGAAAGATTTATACTAATTCTATTACTGCAAACCAAATAAATGTATCTAATTTAGCCGCTCTTTCTGTTAATACTGGTTTACTGAATGTTGGAACCACTGGAAGCCTTAGAGGGGGTAAAACTTCGCATGCTGATCCAACTGCTGGTTTTTGGATGGGCTATGATGGTGGGACCTATAAATTAGCTTTTGGTAATTCCTCCAAAAGTATTCTTTGGAATGGCTCTACTTTAACTGTTACCGGTGATATTATTGCTACTGGTAATATCCAAGATCTAGCTGTTAATACTGGTAAACTTGACGCTAATGCCGCAACAGAGATTACTGGAGATAGTGGACTTTCTACTGATTACACTTTAACTCATAATTTTTCTACACATTCTACTGCAAACATATCCGTACAGTTTTCTATGGTAGGGTATACTACTTGTACTGTTAATTTTTATGCAGGTACAACACTCATATGGTCTGCTGGTGGTGAGGGAGGAATGTACTCTGGTGGCAGAACTTGGTCAACAGTAGCAGCCGGTTCATATTCTTTTAAAGTACAGGGTACTTTAGGTGGCGCAACAGGCTATCCTTGTATTATAGTAATGATTTCATATAAGTAGGAATTATGCAAAATAATGAATATACAGTTTTTAATAAAGTAACAGGTAAAGTTGTAAAATACTTAGGTTGTTCGCTTCATCAAGCTAAACTTAATTTTGATCCAGTCACAGAAATTTTATGTGATCAAAGGTATGAAGAAACTTGTATAATTAATCCTGAAACTTTAGTTGTTACAGAGCCCACAATACCTTATCCAGAATTTCCTGTTACTAATTTGTTCAGTTTAAAACAATATGTAGATTCAGAAGATAATTTTAATAAAGCAATTATTAATTTAGGTGAAGAACCTGTTGCTTTTAAAAAGAAATACTATACAACTTTCCGTAAGTGGTTATACCCGGATTCAAATGATTATTTAGATATACAGTTTAAATTGCGTAGTGATGACCCAAAAGAAAGAAAAAAAAGTAAAGAGCAACTTAAAGCATATGATGCTGTTTGTCGTTCAGCTAAAAATAGATTTCCAAAAGAATAGTAAACATATTTAAATAGGATATATCACATGGAAGATACAGCTAAAACAAAACTTACTGATTGGGCTAATGAGCCATCTATCGCTGATTTGAAACAAAATTTAGATGATGCCCGGTCGGACTATGATAAGCATATCAATAATGTTGATACCTGGTTAGAGAATTTAAATATTACTGGAGCTGCTAAGATTACCACTGCAAAAGGTAGATCTTCTGTTGTGCCCAAGGTTATCCGGAAGCAGGCTGAATGGCGGTACTCTTCTTTATCTGAACCATTCTTAAGTACTTCAGATATTTTTAATGTAAATCCAATTACTGCTGGTGACCGAGACCGGGCTAAACAAAATGCTCTGGTACTGAATAATCAGTTTAATACTAAGATAGATAAAGTAAATTTTATTGATGCCTATATCCGGGATGCTGTTGATCTAGGTACTGTCATTGTTAAAGTAGGCTGGGATTCAGAAGAAGAGGAAGTTGAGGAAGAGATTCCTGAATACGAATTTATTCCTATTACTGATCCGGAAGTACTGCAGCAAACTATTCCTAAATACATTCAGCTATTGCAACTTAAGAAAGATAACCGGGATGTGTACGAAGAATACAGCAATCCCGGGATGGATCAAACATTACAAATATTTGCTACAACTGGCCAGGCGGTTACACCCAATCAAATTGGTGTTCGTATTGAGAAAGTAATGAAGGAAACAAAGAATCAACCAGTTCTTGAAGTGATGGAGCATAAAAATCTTGTTATGGATCCGTCCTGCGGTGGTGATATCCGTAAGGCAGGTTTTATTGGTGAGACTTTTAAAGCTTCAGTAGCCGGTTTAAAGAAAGACGGTAAGTATCATAATTTAAAGCATATAAATAAAGAAGCCTCTTCTCCTTTAACTGATCCGGATTATGAAGAGACACCTGATAATGATTCTTTTAATTTTACTGATGAACCCCGTAAGCAGTTTACCGTGCAACAGTACTGGGGTGACTGGGATATCCATGGTGATGGTACAGTAGTACCCATTGTTGCTGCTTGGGTCAATGATCGTAAGATCCGTATGGAAGAGAACCCTTTCCCGGATAAAGAACATCCCTTTGTTAAAGCAGTGTATTTACCAGTACGTAAATCCCTTTATGGTCAACCTGATGGTGAATTACTGATTGAGAATCAACAGATTATTGGTGCTACCACTCGTGGTATGATTGATCTTTTGGGTCGATCAGCTAATAGTCAGACTGGTATGCAACAAGGTTTCCTTGATTTTACTAATAAACGTAAATTTGATAGGGGTGAGGATTATGTATTTAATCAGGTAATGGATCCCCGTCAAGCAGTATATATGCACTCCTTTCCGGAAATACCTGCTTCAGCCCCCAATATGATTGCTATGCAGAATGCTGATGCTGAGAGTCTTACCGGTGTGAAGGCCTTCCATTCGGGTATAAATAGCCGTGCATTAGGCGATAGTGTCGGAGGTGGTAGGGATGCCTTAGATGCAGCTAGTAAACGTGAATTTGGTATACTTAGGCGCCTTGCATTAGGTATAATCCAGATTGGTCGTAAGATGATCAGTATGAATGCTGAATTCTTATCTGAAGAAGAAATTATTAGAGTAACCAATGAAAGATTCATTCCGATCCGTAGAGATGATCTTGCTGGTCATTTTGATCTTGAGTTAAGCATAAGTACTGCTGAAGCTGATAATAAGAAAGCAGAGGAATTAGCTTTCATGCTTCAGACTACCGGTAATAATATGGACCCTGATTTAAGGAATATGATTCTTGCTGATATTGCTACTTTAAGAAAGATGCCTGGTATGGCTAAAAAGATTGAAGAGTATGAGCCCAAACCTGATCCAATTGAAGAAGCAAAGAGAGAATTAGAAATATATCTACTTAAAGCTCAGATTGCTAAAGAAGAAGCATTGGCAACCAAGCATGCTGCTGAAGCGGAATTGAATGGGGAGAAGGGTTATCGTGAGATTACTCAGGGTAAGCTTAATGAGGCAAAAGCAGGTACTGAAGGTGCTAAAACAAGAGATATTTCCAGTGCTGCTGATAACAAAGATTTAAGTTACTTAGAGCAAGAATCCGGGGTAAACCAAGCCCGAGAGTTGGAAAAGTTAGATGTAAAAGCACAAAATGATTTGACTACTAAAATTATATCCGATACCGTTAAACCAGATACAGTAGGAGAATAATTATGAATATTTTTCAGACACCTGATGAAAAAGTACCAGATTGGATTTTTAGACCCACTCCAGAGCAGCAACTATTAGAAACAGATGTAGCTAAAGAACGGATTCGTAATCCAGAAATAGCACAAAACCAAAAAAGTATAGTGGATCCCAAAACAGAGCACACTATAATTGCAGAACACTATGCTAATGTGGGCAAGCAACTTTTAGATTTTACTGTTAATGAATTTGGTCCAGATGTTGCTAAAGAGTTTATGGCTAATGTCGGGGGTAACATTGAATTTTTAGGTAGAACTTTTGAAAATAATGCTATCCAAAAAGTAGGGCAATCGTCTGAGGATTATTGGAGAGCTAAACAAACGCAGTCTTGGCAAGAAATGAACGCAGCTAAAAAGGCAGCAGCAGGAGTGACAATGGACCCTTTTAATGCTCTTACTGGCGGTTTAGGAAAAGCTGTAAAACCTGCAGTTGGTTTTGTTAAAGCAGGTACTAAACTCCTCGGCCCAAAAGCTATGGCGGCTTTACAAGCCTTTAAAGTAATTACTGGTGCGGAAGACGCAGAAGATATACTACAAAATCTAACGGATGAATAAAAATACTACTGCCTGACCAGTATATTTATACTCAGGTATAACCTATAATAGCTCACTGCAGCATATCGCAGGAGGACACAAAGAGGAATAAAATTATGACAAATTTAGAAAAGATTGAGTTAAACATTAGAGCAGAACGGGACAAAGTAGAACTGGCTGATGCATTGATTTTCCTGGAGAAAAACAAACACTTTAAAAAGTTATTTACTGAGACTTATTTAAGGGACTTTGCTCTGGGTATGCTGACGTTTACTGCTAGTTTGCAGGCCCAGGAACCAAAGGTTCAGGCTCATGCTCAGTGTCAGCTTACGGGTGTTGCTGGTTTACAGCAATTTTTGGCTAATGTGAGACAGACTGGTGTTACTGCAAGAGAAGCACTATTTAGTGCAGAACAAGAGCTAGAGAATATCCTAGCCGAAGAGGGGTAACCCATGGCTGTTGCCGAAGAAACAAAAATGGAAGAAGCACCGATTGAGGCACTGGAATTGTCTGATGAAGACTTTGCTAAATTAGAGGGTCCTCCAGAACTTACAGAAAAAATTGTTGAGGAAGAGCCGGAAGAAGAGGTTGATCCTGATGCAGTTAAAAAAGCTGAGGAAGATGCAGAAGCTGAAGCAAAAGCCCAGGAAGAAGCTGATGCAGCTGCTAATAAAAAGGCTGAAGAGCTTGCAGCTGAAGAAGCCAGTAAAGTTTTCTCAGAAGAAGATAAAGATTTGAAGAAGCCAGAACCAGAAAAGAAAAAAGAGGAGGTTGAAACTGACCTTGAGGCGGATTCGGATAAAAAAATTAAAACAGATAAAAAAGAAGACAAAGAAGTAAAGTCTGATAAAGCGGGGATTGATTATAAAGCTGAGTATGAAAAGATCACTGCTCCATTTAAAGCAAATGGTTATGACATGGCTGTAAAGAATACTGATGATGCTATCCGTCTTATGCAGATGGGAGCCAATTATCATAAGAAGATGGCCGGTCTTAAACCTTCAATGCGCATTCTTAAGTTACTCGAAAAGAATGGCCTGATGGAAGAGAATGATCTTAACTTTTTAATTGATCTACACAACAAAAATCCAGAGGCAATTACTAAACTGGTTAAAGACAGTGGTATGGATCCTTTGGATGTAAATGTTAAAGATGACAGTAAATATACTCCGACCCAACATACTGTTAATGAATCAGAACTTGATTTAGACGCTGTACTTGAAGATATTCATAGTACGCCCACCTATCAGGATACCCTGAATGTAATAACGAATGTATGGGATCAAGACAGTCGTAACATCATTGCCAACTCACCTCAAATTATTAAAACAATCAATGAGCACGTTGCCGATGGGACCTATGATAAAGTCATGAAAGCCGTAGAGTATGAACGCAGCATGGGGAATTTAACTGGGATATCTGATATTCGTGCGTATAAACAGATGGGTGATCAGCTATACAAAGCAGGGCAGTTTAAAAAGGAGGAAACATCTCCTGTAACAGAAACTAAACCTGAACCAGTTATTGCTCCAACTAAAATCGATTCTAAAGCAGAGGAAAAACGGAAAGAACGCAAGAAGGCTGCTAGCCCTACTAAGAGTAAAGGTACTCCAGCAGTCGTATCGTATAATCCTTTATCCATGTCTGATGATGATTTTGCTAAAATTGACCCTAATGATTTTAAAGTAAAATAATCTATTAAACAAGGAAATATAAAATGGCACTACCTGACGGTGGACGAGGCTTTGTAACAGGCGGAGCGGCGTCTGATATAGGTACTCAGCTAGTAACTGAGTATTATCAGAAAAAAGCTCTTATTGAGCTGAAAAAAGAACAGTACTTTTCCCAGTTGGCTGATGTAACGGCCATGCCCAAACACATGGGTAAAACAATTAAACGGTACCATTACATGCCTTTACTTGATGATGCGAATATCAATGATCAGGGATTGGATGCTGCTGGTGCAACAACGACTTTTGAATCTACCATTACTGTTGCAGGTCCGGACGGTGAAGGTACCCTTGGCGCAGGAATGAAAGAATATTTTGTTGGTAACCATGCATCAGTTGATGCAACAGCTATTACTGCTGCAAAGACAGCTTTTGTTGCCTGGATCCAATCACAATTTCCTGATCAGTATGCAACCATGGCCCATGCTTCTGTTGCAGCCGATTATGCCATTCAGGCAGCTACCGGTGAAGCAATTCAGGTTGATACTATTACCCTGGTTACTCTTACTACTGATGATGTAATTACTATCACTTGGGATGGAGTAGATCTTGAATTTACTATGGCTGGTGTTCAGACTATTGATGCTGCTCTGGCTGGTTTGATTGCATCCCCAAATGCTGCAAACTACGCAGCTATGCCTTTCACCCTTGCTCTTGCTACCGGTACCGGTACTAATGGTGGAACTCTTACTGCAACTTTTGATCGTGCTGGCTATCAGGCTAGTCGTGTAGCCTGTACAATAGCTGGTACTGGTACTGAGTCTGTTGCAGAAACTGTAGAAGGTGCTAATACTATTTACGATCTGGGTTATGAAACAACCCTGAACACTTCTGTAAATGGTGCTGGTAATCTTTATGGTTCCAGTAAAGATGTTGGTTATATCTCCGGTAAACTCCCTGCACTGACCGAGGTTGGTGGAAGAGTTAACCGTGTTGGTTTCAAACGTATTACTCTGGAAGGATCTATTGAGAAATTTGGTTTCTTTGATGAGTACACCCAGGAATCTCTGGACTTTGATACTGATGCTGAGATGGCCATGCATATTAACCGTGAAATGCTCTTTGGTGCCAATGAAATTACCGAGGATGCTCTGCAGATTGATCTGCTTAACGGTGCTGGTGTTATTCGTTATGCCGGTGATGCTTTAAGTAAAGAGGATATGTCTGGTGTTGCTTCTACCCTGACTGAAGTTGATTATGATGATCTAAGTAAGCTTTCCATTGATCTTGATAACAACAGATGTCCTAAGAACACCAAGATTATAACCGGTTCCCGAATGGTTGATACAAAGGTTATTAACTCCGCCCGTATTATATATATTGGTTCTGAGTTGATTCCTACCATTGAAAAGATGACTGATCATTTCAGTAACCAGGCATTTATCCCGCTGGCACATTATGCGGCTGCTGGTTCTGAGATTAATGGTGAAATCGGTACCATTGGACATTTCAGAATTGTTGTTGTTCCTGAGATGATGCACCATAACGGTGCTGCCGGTTCCGTAGGTATCGCTGAGGGTGTTAACTCTGGTTATCGTGTAACTGATGGTTATTATGATGCGTATCCGATGCTTGTTGTTGGTGATGCTTCATTTACTACTATTGGTTTCCAGACCAGCGGTAAAAGCACCAAGTTTACCATCTTCCATAAGAAACCAGGTAAAGAGATGGTTTCCACGCAGGATCCTTACGGTGAATCTGGGCTTATGAGTATCAAATGGTACTACGGTTCCATGATTTTGCGCCCAGAACGGTTGGCCGTGTTGTGGACTGTTGCACAGTGGTAAAATCAACTTGACACTAAGTGTTGAGTAAAATGTAATTTACTCTCTTCCCCTTTAATTAGGGGAAGAGTTTCTTTAACAGTAACCTGACACAAATAAAGGTGGACAAATGGCAAAGCAAGCAACAGAATTAAGTCTTTTAAAAGATAGAGCAACACTAATGGGTATTAAATTTCATCCTTCAATTGGAGTAAAGTCTTTGAAAGAAAAACTCAATGCAGTACTCAACTCGGAAGAAGAAGTAGAAGAGATGGTTGTACAGAAACCCAAGCCTCGATTTAAACAGAAATCAGAAGCAACCCGTAAAGCGGAAAGTAATACCCGGTTGAGAAAAACAGCAAACCGGTTAGTTCGTATAAATTTAACATGCATGAATCCAAACAAAAAAGATTGGCCTGGAGAAATACTTAGTATCAGTAATCGAGTTATTGGTACTATTAAAAAGTTTGTTCCTTTTAATACTGAAGTCGGATATCATGTACCAGCAGCTATTTTAAGATTGGTGCAGGAACGAAAATACCAGGCTTTTAAAGAAATTAAACTACCCAATGGCCAGAAACAGAAAAGAGGCCATTTGGTTAAAGAATTTGCAATTGAAATTTTAGATCCCTTAACTCCACAAGAACTGAAAGACCTAGCCCAACGCCAGGCGATGGGTAATAGAATAGAAGATTAGGAGTCATAAATGGCAAACTTA